GCGTTACCTCCAAAAGTGATGGTCCTTGTCTTGAGTTCGTTCGACTCAGAAACTACAAGCTCGAGCTCGGTGCCATTACCAATAGCAGTGGCATTGTCAGTAAGAGTTGCAGTAATCGTTCCGTGCGTCGTGTCGGCGCCGTCAACGTGGACTTTTTTCCATGAAGCCATGAGGAGTTCTTGTTTGTGGTGTTAAAGATAGTGATTAGGAGCTTACTCCAAAATACAAGTTGTCTGAGTCGTCGGCGTACATGCCACCCTCGAAAGCTGTGGGGGGAGTACTGAACCTTTTGAACTGAACCGTGCCGTCGAGATTGACCTTGCCAGTTCCGTTAGGAGTGAACGTAATGTCCCCGTTGCTGACGGAGACGATGCTGTTGCCATTGACGTCAAGGCTGCCACCGAGTTGAGGGGTAGTGTCGTCGACCACCTCAAAGCTCCCGCTGACCGTCCCCAGCTCAGACCAGTTGCTGGCGTCCGTCCAGCCACCGCCCTGATACACAAACGCCTGTGGCGTAGTGGTACCCACGATGGCAAGGAAGCCCGTAGCCTGAAGGTTCGTGGACAGCGCATCCCGCTCCGACGTGTCGTCGAAGAATCCGAAGCCCTTGACCTGATTACCGGTGGCGTCGAGGATAGGAGCATTCGCATTGTTGTGTGATACTGGTCCGGGAAAAATTGGCATTAGAACTTAATCGTCAGGACCTGACCGGTACTGAAAGCATCGTCATAGGTGCTTCGATAGAACCGGTAAGATGTGGTTACTCCATAGTCGTTGGTTAAATTCTTGTCTACTGGGGATTCAAAGTCCGAGAGTACGTCGGTGGCACCGAGCTGGATTTCACTCAAGTTCCCGAAAGAAACAGGGTAAGCAATCCAAGTGTAGTTGCTCGCAGTATCCATGCCCGACGTAGCGGTGACGGTAAAGTTCGACTCACTCCGAAGTGCATCAGAGGCCGTGGTCATACCATCAAACAAAGTCTGCGCTGCGGCGTCGTCAGCCAAGGCCGTAGTCGTAGAGCTGCCCACCCGTACCCGATGCAGCCATTCGAACTTGATGCCCCCGCTCGTGAGCGTAAGGTCAGGCTCGTTAGCGCCACCATCGTCAACCACCGAAGCCTTGTAGGTTACGCTGGTAATAGTGCCGGGGTCTTGGGTGTCAGAAGAAGCCAAGGTCTTCGTGCCGGTCGTATCGCTGAGGCCGGCCTCGACTTCAGAACTGCCGCGAAGGAACTTGACAGAGTCGTCCGTAGTCTGACTGCTATCACCCACAGTGATGCGGAAGGCATCGACGCGGACACCACGACCAATCTCCAAGGTTTCGTTAGAGGTGACCTCAGAGGAGCTGACGGGGTAGGTGCCGTCGGTGTTTTGCAAGGCACGGCTAATACCAGTCAGCGTAATGGTGGTGCGGTTGTACTTCTCCAGAATCTGACGGAGCACAGACTCGATGCTGGTGCCGGCAGAGAAAGAGGTGACGTGAGTAAAGGCGCCGTCCGTATTTGACACAGTAATGTCCGCAGCGAGATTGACGTCAGCAGCATCAGAGATGGAAGATGCCACCAGAGCCGTGGGCTGCACAGTAATCACATTCTGCGTAGTCGGCAGAGTGATGGCAATCTTGTTATCGGAGCCGTTGACAATCTCTACGTTCATCACACAGTCACGTCTTCATTCACAACAAAAAGTCCGGATAGCCACGTCTGCACTTCAGACGAAGAGTTGGTGGCTTCGATGTCATACACATACATGCCAGATGCCACAGCCTTCATGTTGGTTGCGCTGGCAGTAAAAGTCAGGGTATTGCTATCCGTTCCGCTCACTGCGCTGGAGACGTACTTGCTTCCGCTGGAGTCGTCTTCGGTAGACAGGATGATGGTAGCATCATCGTCGGCATAGGCCGTGTCGGAGGTGTCGGTGGTCCGGACCTCAAACTTGAAGTCGCTGTACGAGCTCAAGTCCACAGCGGTACCCGAGTCGTCCTTTACCGTAAGGGTAACCTTCAAGGTGTCACCACGGCGACAGGTGATGTCCACCCGCTTCGATACATCAAGGTTTAGTTTACTCGACATTGTTCAGCATTTCATCAATTACCTGCTGGTTGTTTTGACCAGCCTCTTCCTCCAGCTCTCCGCGCTGGCCCTGCCTCTGTGAGATGAGCTTGCTTTGCTCCACGGCTTGCTTCTCCACGCGGGTATCCTTGCGGTCCTCCTTGAGCACCTCAATCTTCTCGCGGAAGTTCTGCTCCTCCTCTCGGAATCCGAGGGTAGCTTGAGCACGAATCATCTCAATCTCCTTCTTCATCTCGTGCATCGCAGCAGCGACCTGCACTTCGACCTGACCCTTGAGCTGAATCTTCTGAGCCTCGAGCTGCGCTTTCATCTGCTCCTCTTGCATCCGTGCTTGCGCACTGGCTTGAGCAGACTGGGCGTCAGCCTGAGACTTGGCTTGCATCATTTGCTGCTGCTGCTGCATTTGCAGTTGCATACGCCGCTTACGGCGCACCACCAGCAGACGCTCGGCTTGGTCGATGTCTTTGAGTTGTCGGATAGCAATAGCATCTTCTATATCTAATTGTTGTTGTGCCAGAGATTGTTGGATGTTTTGTTCGAGGTACATCCGCTCCTCGTCACTCATATCCTTGACAACCCGGATGCCGTAGTTGTGCATCGGGAGGTCGGCGAATGAATTCAACACCTGCATACTGTACTGCCCCAGAGCCTTTTCGTAGACACGGTACAGAACAGACTCCTGCGGGATAATCTGCAAGCACTTGACGATGTCCGCACACACGCTCTGGTACAGGACCAAGGCGGCGTTCGTGATGTCATACAGCGCATTGTTGCCCGCAGCGAGGGCTTGTTGCCGCACACCCACCAAAGAGTCGCCCTTCGGGGTAGACGCGTCCATGACCTCGTTGACACCTGTGGCGTCGCGAATCATGCGCATGTAGTGGTTGTACAGATTGATATACTCGTTGATATTCCGGATGCTGTTAGGCAGCTCGCGGATGGGCGGGTTCTGAAATCCACCCTCGGGATTCTTGCTACGGTAGTAGAAGACACCCGTCTGCTCGTAGATGTCCTGAAGCTGCAACGGCTGCAGTTCACCACCCCGTCCGAGCTGGACGTTCTCCAGTCCCTCAATATCGATAATCAATCCATCAGGCTTCGCCTTGGCAATAGCCTGTTGAATCTTCAGGTGCGTGAGCTGAAGCTGGTCTGCAAATCCGATGACACTCGCCACCATGGACTTCGGTACCATCCGGCGCAGGTTCGTGCAAGCCACACTGTAAGACAACTTCGCCTTAGAGATATCGTGGATGTTCTTCGGTACGTTCTTCTTCGGGCCGTAGTTGAAGATGTGGTCGGTGCCCATGATGTAGCACCCGCCGTACACGGTCTCGTGCTCCATCTTCATCGGCTCGCGGTTGTATACGCTTTCCGTAGGAGGCTTGTAGTCCGGGCCCTTCATGTAGAACCCGACGTTGCCGTGCTTGGATTCCTTGCTCTCGTAGTAGACGCAATCCACGGAGATGAACTCGAAGTCGAGAACATCGATGAGGTAGTCGTCATACCCGTATGAGTACTTACGGGCGTTAGGGTCATAGCTGCGCGAAGAAAACGACGAGGTGTCGTTGTAGTTCTTGTGCATGACGCTCTCGGCCATCTTCTCGTAGTCCTCGTCAGATAGCTGCGTACCCGCTTGTCGCTTGAGCTCCTGAATAGAGATGCGCCGGATGTGACCAGCGTAGACCACGTCGGACATGTTTGGGTCCTCGGTGTAACTGTGGACGAAGTAGGTCGGGTCGACATACTGCTCCGTCAAGCCATAGTTCGGGTCGTTGTCTCGCTTCACTACGGCCATGCCACAGACCACAAGGTCCTCGACGCAGCGACGGTATACCTTTTGGTCAAACTCGTTCCAGTCCAGCGTTAGCGACGTGGCAAGCTGGGCAGCAATCTCAGAGGTCGTCTTCAGGTTCTGCTCAAGAAAAATCTCAGCCTCATCCGTCGTGTCGGGAAGTTGGGCTGGGTCAAAAGCGGGCTCCAGACCCAAAGCCTGAGCTTCTTCGTATACCTGCTTATTCTCGATAGCCGCCTCTACGTTTGCACGCTTCTCGTCCTTCTCGCCCTTGCTAACGGGGTCGATGGCTTCGACGCGAGGGTAAGGCTTGCGCGACAGGATGCGGTTGACCACCACCTTCACGAACTTCGGGACGATGGGGACCGGACTCCAATCCAAATTCAGCAACGTACCGTCCCCGTTGTTGGGGTCCAGAGAGTTGAGAATCTGCTTGTAGATAGAAGTATCTTGATTTCCGGACGCGTAGTCCCGGCTCTTCTCGAAGGAATACATTCTGCGGCGGAAGAGAGAGGACTGGTCCTCGCCCTTGCCCCACTGACCCTCTATCGCTTTGGCGTATTTTAGGCCATAGCTTTTCAGAGACTTCGAGAGCACATCTGCAAACGGGTCTGGAAAGTTTCCGTATTTGTTTTTGTTCCCGTTGTACATCATGGGATTAGGCTATGGCAAATATAATCATTGCTCACCGTCGTCTTTTGTTTGTCAGGCTTGGACCGTCGCCATTGAAACGGTAGCTCCTGAAGAACTGCTTTTCGTTGAAGTCGGTCTTCGGTTTTACCGGCTTGACATTTTGTGCAGCAAGAAGAGCCAAGCCAGAACTAATAGATAGGTCATACTTGGTTCGGTCGTTAATCTTAAAACCAACCCAGTCCTCAAGGGTTCGGTTGAAATACATGGCGCCGCAACCCTCTTCGTTGTACCCAACGTGGTTGTGGATGTACGCCTCGATGGCGTGAGCGTGAGCTTGAATTACGTCTTGACTATTTGACGGGATACCCTTGGTCTTGACATTAGCAGAACTATTCGGAGCACGCAGGTGTGCAGGGCGGTCGAGCACATACCCGTCGTAACCCCTTGACTCAAAGTACCTTACGATTCCGTATTTGTTGTTCTCTATTAGGAGAGGATAACCGTAGAACACAGCGGCCATCAGTACATCCTCATAGAAGATACTGGCAAGGTCTGGGCGGGAGGCGTACTCTGCGACGAAGTGATTCGACGGGCAGTCCTCTTGCATGTTGAATTTGTTGAAGAGGTGGCACGCGCCCTTAGAGCCGCGCTTGTCTACCGTTTGGTCAAGGTCATAGCTATCGACACCGCCAACACCGATGTGTGCGTTAGGGGGCACACGCCGTCCGCGCTCCTCCTTGTACTGACTCCTCATGTGTGCAGGAGGCATCCACGACAGATACCACCGGCCCTTGGCGTCGGGAGAGAACACAACGGTGCTATCGCGCACGCCAGAGTTCCAAACGAAGTTGCCGCGCACAACCGGGCTGGGGTACATGTTGTCGTTTAGCTCTATCTGCTCGTAAATCTTTCCGATGTTGAACAGGCTGCCCTCGACACTGTCACGGAACGCCTCGTCCGTCGTGTACGGAAACTGACGGATAAACTCGTTCATCTCCCGAGCGTCGCCTTTCAGGGCGTTTCTCTCGTTCTTCAAAAAAGTCTTAGACCCAAAGTAGATGAGGTCGCCATCGATTCCCTCCACGGGCTCGGCAGGGTCCTCAACAACAGGGTTGCCATACACGTCAAAGAAACCCTCAAGAGCTTCCTGCGCAGGGATGAAGATGCGATACAGACCACTGACGGTTCTGCCGTTAGCATTTCTTTGCAGCGGGTCGGAGTCTCGCCACAGGCCCTTATACTCCTTGCCCCCCTTGTCCATCGGATTGACGGTACTCCCCACCATGGCCTTACCAATAATCTTCCTACCCACAATCAGACAGGTCCTTTGGATACGCCACGCCTCACGGATGTCGGTGGGCTTCTCCCACTTGCCAGCCTCGTCGAGGTACAGCATGTGTAGCTTCTCACCGTCGTAGGCGTTGTTGGTGGTGTTGCGGTGGTTGATGACCGTGTTCAAGGCGTCGCCCTTGTAGCTGGTCTTGTTGTTCTTGGTAATCCTTTTTGACGGTTCACGGAACGCCAGCTCCACACGGGGGTTGGTAGTACCGTCCTGAATCGGCTTGAAGAAGAATGGGTAGGAGCGAAACATCGCAACCACCTTCTTCATGAAGATGTTTTCCTGAGCGTCCTTACCCGTCTTACTTTGGATGCCCAGCAGTTTGTCCTTGACTTGAGTACCTTCGTCAAGCAGAGCTGAACTACACATGTTCGTGTAGCCACTACGTCGGCACTTCGTATAGAGCTGACCCATACATCGGGGGTCCGCCTCACACGCTGCCATATGGAGATACAGCTCCCGTTGAAAGGAGAGGTAGTCTGGGTATCCAATGTCCATCTTGGTCCACTGGAGCAGCATGTAGTGGCGCCCCGTTATGTATGTAGGTACGCCATTGTTGAGAAACCAAAGGCCCTCACGCCGACGACGAAACTCCTCCTCGATATACGGACGGAACTTGGCCCGAAACTCGTTTGGGGCTTCCATCCACTCATCCATACTCCGAACCCGACGTATCTCGTCAGGAGCAGCAAGCCTCTCCCATCTCTGGTCAGCTTGTGGCTTGCCATAGCCGACCATACGTTCAACGGGCGGCATCTCAGGAAGCGCAATGTAGAGTCCGGCAACCTCGATAACCTCACCAAGTGAGCCCCGGGGACAGATAGAGATAACCTCCTCATCGTAACCCTCCAGCTTTTTCAGCATCACTTACTGAAACGTTCTGCGAAGCCACCTGAATAATCCTTTTGCTCCTCGATAGAGCCTTTCTCACTCAAGTCTTTGACCATCTGCTCCAGACGCTGTCGCTCGACCAGAAGTTCCTTGCAGTCAATCGCGGTCTGCTTTACGGACTGAAGCTCCGCCTTGCGGGCAGAGCCTGTGGCGTCAGGGTCAACAGGCTTGGCAACCTCCTTAATCATGTTGTCAATGGCCTTCTCCATAGAAGACATCAGCCTCTCGGCAGCTTCGATGGTGCTGTACTTACGCTTCGACATACATCAGGTCTTCATCGCGCATGCGGTACACCTTCTTACCGTCGTCGAGCTCCATCTCATAATCGGAGTTTTTTGAGTAGCAGACTACATCGCCAACCTTAACGCCTTGACGCTCCAGCTCCGGAGTGGTACTCATGAGCTTGGCCTTGTTGTCGGGCTTGCGATTGAAACCGATGTCGACGATGATACCGCTATCGCTGTACTCATAGTCATCAGACTTCTCTGGTGGCTCCAAGAAAATCCAACCGCCCAGCATATTGATATCTCCACCACCATCGCGATACGCAATGGCGTGACAGGCAACAGACGTGTCCGGGGAATACATCACCAGATACAAATCCTCCCCCAGATGCAAGGAGGAGTTCATGATGACGTGATGGTGGAAGAACAAGATGTCGCCCTCTACAGCACCCGTATAGTGCTTAGTTGGTGCGGCGACGATTTCGCCATAGGGGATACGGTGCTGGTGCTCGTTGAACTTACTTTCCAAGTAGAGCTCCTTGTCCCCGACCTTGATGGTGTTCTTGTATTTCTTGTCTATCCTAACAATGAAGTGGTTCAGTGCTTTCATTCAAAATTGCAATCGTATTCTACTACCACGGGGACATTCTCTACCGACTTCCAGATGTAGGTAGAGTCCTCGTCTTGGATATAAATATTGAACTTCCTGACGTTATGTGCAAAGAGAGCGGACTCGTCTTCTTCAATCAAGCACACGCGGGAAGAGCCGGCCTTCATGCCGACGAAATAAGCCATGGCGTCCTTGGGGTTAGGACCCACGACAATCTTACGAATTACGTTCATCTCAATTTAGGGATGCCTGAAACGTCAAGCCGTCGCTATCGTCTTCAGTTTCAATAAGGTATGCCTCTCTCTGAAGGTATTGAATCTCGTCAAACTCATCGTCGTTGCGGACGTTCCAAGAGTAGCCCATTTGCCAATGGTGCTCCGTCTCAGTGGACTCATCACTCATCATACCAAAGGAAGCGAGATAGGCGACTTCTTCCTCGGCGCTGTACTTCTTGATAATCTCCTCCAGCTCATTGAACAGTTCGCGGACTTCCCCGAACATCGTCTTCTTCAAAATATCATCCATGGTTTAGCTGGTTGCGAAAATAGCAGGACTACCAATCGTACCTGACGTAAAGAGAGTTCCGTGAACAAACCACGTCGTAGCGTCTTGACAAACGAAGTGCAAAACGTCGCCAAAACCACCACCGGTGGTCGTTGAGTCACTATCAATATTGATGACCGAGGATGTCGTGGTAGAGGCGGTATCCACTGCATGAGCACTGGAGCCAGACTCCATCAGTACAATCCGACCCTTAAGGTGGTCGCCAGAGTTCGCTTTGATTTTTGTCGCACTCGTAGACTTGGCTTTAATCTGAATAGACAGATACAAGCCCTCAGCCGCAGGGGGAAGGGTAATCTCTCCACCTGACGCGAGGTCGGACAGGTCCAGTAAAACGTGGGCACCAGAAACTGATGATGGATTTAGGCCAACGTTTGAAGAGGTAGGCGCCACCGTAGAGACCGCTCTGTTTGTGCTCTCAATCGTGATAGTATCAGACGCCGCATCTCCGCTAATCTGAATGTTATTGCCAGTGTCAAACGTAATGTCCGTATCAGCCGCTGCATTATCTGTGAAGCGAACCACTCCATTGCTGGAGCCCCCGTTCACCGCGATAGTTGCAACTGCAGTGATGGCAGAGGGAATCTCACGATACCCGACTGACTTCGACGTGCTGTTCCAAACCAAAGTCTTAGTTTGAGAGACTTCGGAAACGTTCTCAATCTGGAGAGCGTCGGCTTTGACTGTAGTGGTGGAGAGCTGAAGAGCCGTGGACGTATTCTCTCCCGTGGTAACACGCTCAAGGGAAGCGTCAACAGCCGCGTTGTTGAGCAGTTTCAGCAGCCCGGTGTAGGTGTCCTTAATTTTCGTACCGGAAAGTGTAGGCATACGACAAATATAAAGATGAGTAGAAAGCACTCCGGGAGGCGCATGCGCGACTTCTCATACTTAAACGAGAAATACATTCATAGGAACTACCTGAAGTACCTCAAGCTCGCCGCGAGAGAGGCTGTAGACAGGTACGACCTAACCCTGAATGAGATTATGGTACTCTTCTTCCTCTACGACCTTGAGTTCTTTACCATCAAGTACGCAGCAGAAGCCCTGTTCCAGAACCAGAAGAAGTTCGGGGACAGAATCATATACCCTTTACAGACAAAGGGTTACATAGAAAAGGCGTACACAAGAACAGACTCACGCAATATCACGGGGGAATCTGCGTTGTTCTATCAGGAGACCCGGAAGAACTATCGTAACCGGTACTGCCTATCAAACAAAGCGAGACTAACAGTACAGCGCATCTACAGAAAACTCGAAGGAGACGAACCTATAAACTTAGAAGAATGAACTACATCAAGATTACCCTCCGCGCCATCATCGGCATCCTCAGCATCTTCGCTGCCCTGCAAGCCACCGCTCAATGCGGCCACACCTTCCACAAGGACGACTACTCTACGTTCGACTTTGAGTACAGAATCATCAGTCCGACTGGTAAACTCGTGTACGAACAAGAGTCCTTCGATGAGGACTACATCCTGTTCCAAACCTGCGACGGCAACATCCACCACATCTGGTTTTACGTCGACGGCATTTTGGAAGACCACTACGTTATCCAACGTGTAGAAACAGACTACGCCATCACCCACGAAGGCAACAGCGTAGTCAAGTCGTCGGATTTTCTGGCTTACTGACCAGAGCGGGCGCCACGAATCTCTTTGGCGGTGTCCCTCATGTATTGGTTCTGTCCGGAGTAAGACCACTGACCCTTCGCCTTATCGAAGCGATAGCCGGCTTTCTTAACTCCCTGCTGAACGAAAGAGTTCACGTTGAACTTGGGGCTTTCAGCCCGGATGGCCTTGGTGAAGTCCTGCGATGAAACCTGCTTGCCGTCAATCATGAACTTCATCCGCATAGCAGACTTTGGGTCCTTGGGGTTGATGGCTTCAGGAATCACGCGGTAACGATTCGGGTCAGGGGTTTTGGTCCCGTTCTCTGCCTTCATCATCTTTCCGCCGTAGGCCATCTTACCGTACTTGCCTCCGCCCATCATCTTGCCCTTGCCGTCAGCGGCGTAGAAGGGAACCATCTTCCCATCCTTGCCCTTGACCATTTTAAGACCGGCTTTTCCTTTGAGCTTGTCGAGGCGAGCCTGAAGGCGTCCAGCTTTCTTTGCGGCACGAGCACCCTTACGCCCGGCTTTCTTGGCTGCCTTCTCTCGCTGGATGCGCTCATACTCCTTCCGCTGGGCTGCGCGTCCTGCGCTCTCAGCTTTGAAAGTAGAGCCCCCGCGCTGCGCGTCTCGTTTAGCGTCACGAGCATTCTTGGTGTTGGCTTTCTTCGTGGCACGAACCTCCTTCTTGGACTTGGGCGCTGCAGCCGCTGCGGGTGACGGGGAAGTTCCACGCAACTTGAGCGTGGGCTTCTTTCCGCTGGACACCGTAGCAGTCTTCTTAGCTACTGTCTGGGGACGCTTCCCCTCCATAGCAGCCTTGTGCTGCTCTTTGGTCTCGCCCTTCTTCCGGGTACCGTAAGTCTTCCCGTCCATGCTGAACGTCATCTTACCCCGGCGACGAGCCTCAGCGAATGCTTTGTTGAAAGCAGCACGCTTTCGACGCGCATCATCTGCAGCCTGACCAGCCATTCCTGCGCGGCGGGCTGCGGCGGTATTTGAATCGCGTTCTGAACGAGCGGTACGCTCGATGCTTTCGTCAATGTCTGCTTCAGTTACTCCGCCCAGCTCTTCACGAGATTCACGCTGACGACGGTTAGATTCTTCGGCTCGGCGTTGGCGCTCTCGACGAGCTTCTACACGCTCACGCCGTTGACGTTCTTGGGTTTCAGCCGCGTTACGAGCGCGGGGCCCACCACTACGAACATCTTGCTCGGTCGTGCGGCGGCGGTTATTAGGTGGTTGTGCCATGATGCGAATTTAACGATTATCGTTTTGACTTTTCTACGCGGCCTTTGAGATAGGCAATTTCAGTATGAAGTTCCCCAATCATCTCGATGAGCTTGAGGTTTTGAGAGTGCAGCTCTTTCACTGTGCCTTCCAGCTCAGTGATGCGGTCGAACAGCCGGAGAATGAGTTTGGTTTTGTTGAACATAGGGAACATGTCATCGAAGGTCTGTGTCGTGCTTGCGAGAACCACGGATATAACTGTTGACTCGGCCCATGGCCCATGCGGCCATCGATGCGCCGGTACGGGAACCGCCTGAGAGGTAGGCGCCCTGTCCTCGCTTGTACACTTTCTTGAGTGTAGACAGAGAGATTCCCGAAGATTTTGCTTTTGCTGCGAGGCCGCCGGGAGTCTTTGCCCCCTTCTTGGCTGTCATGGTGCGGCGCTTGAAGTAGCTATCGGGGAGCTTCTTTCCCTTTTTGTACGCCTCCTTCCCTTCCTTGATGAGGTCCGCTTGGGCTTTCCTGCTGCGGGGCACCTTCTTCCCCTGCGCTGGGTCGGTGTACTTCTCAGGCAGACCGAATGCATAGGGGACTTTTCTTTTCGCCATTACAGTTTGTTTTTCGGAATGGGTTTGCTGTTGAGCATATCCTGCCGCTTGCGCTCGTTGCCTTTGATTTGCTTGAGTGCATCCTCACGGAGGCCGAGCAGGAGGTACGTCGTGGCGTACTTGCTCATGACGCTGTCGGGGATTTGCACTCCGGGGAACTCCTTCGCCATGATGCTTTGCATCTTCTTCTTGACAGAGGCTTTGGTGATGGGTTCTTTCGGCGGGTTCTTCAACCCGAGACCACCCACCATCTTCTTCCTTTTGTACTTATAGTACTTCTTCTGCTTCCCCAACTTGTTTTTCTTTTTGATGCGGTCTGCGTTCGCCCGCCCGTATGGTGAATCCAGCTCCATTCCAACTGTAGGATAGTTGGACTGCTTGAGAAACTTACCCGTGAAGGGGTTGACAGAGGCAAAGTGCTTGTAGTTGTCTGAGTTCGGGTCTTGGTCGATGATGCCCTCCTCGCCCCTGCGCACCAATCGCGCTTGCACCCGCTTGGCTGCCGGCATATTGAACCCCGTCATGTTGCCGTCCCCACGGCGGATGGCCCGAGAAACCTTTCTGTTGGGGATGAGCCCCTCGAGACCGGGCTTGACCCCGTACTTCTTGCGAATCTTCGCCTTCCTGCGTTCCTCGCGGTCCTTCTTAGCCATGGGTGACAGTCTTAAACTTGGCCTCCTTCACCGCTCCGGGGTGCGGCTTGTAGTTTCCCTCCATGAGGTAGTACCGACCACGCTCCTCCATCCAGTGATATCCTTTCGGGGGAGGCACAGACACCGTCTTCTTCTGTACGGTCAATCCTTTTCCTTTTTTAACAGGTCTCATGGGGTCTGACAAAGCTAATGACAATCCTCTTATAGGAATCTGTCGGGAGTTTGTAGGTGGGGATAGGGCACAGTGCGCCCCGATTCAGTTCTTAGAGCGAACTAAGTGAAGTGAGGAGCGTCAGCGACTGTCAGTTGAGCCACCGGTCGGGCCCCCCAAAGGCCCGAAGGAGGTGCGAACCTGTTTTCCTTCAGTGCGTAGCGAAGTTACAGGTTTTTTTTTACAAAATCAAGGGCATGTGGTGTAACGTGGGCATACGTCACCAAGCGCCTGACACTCAATACAGAATACTGTTGTATCGACGTTGAACAGCTCCCATTGCGCAGCGAACGTTGCCGCAAACCCAGACGCCTCTTCACAGTTTTTAACATATATGAGCTGGGATGTGACGTCAGATTGGGGTGCATACTGCCAAAGGGCGTACTGAGAGGGGTATGCCCTACAGATTACCTGTGTGTCCTCGAAGTCCTGCACACAGACGCAAGACGAAGAGACCAACATGACCGCAGCGAAGAGGTAGTACAGATTTCGTTCCATGGATTGCATCGGGAAAGTTCGCCAAAAGTTGCCAGAAACTCAGACCGGGGGGATTATGTGTGTGTGACGGCGGTTGACCGCGCGGACCGAAACCGATTCCAGCGGGGGTTGGGTAGGTCGTTTTTGCGACTGCCGCAGACTATTTAGCGTTTTTGCACTTGTTGGCTAAGTCAGCACAATATCCATCGATTCACCGACGAGGGGCGCCGACCGGCCCACCGACCGGGACCGAACCGGGAGCGGCAGCAGCCCGAAAGCCGGGGACACTCCCCTCCCCGCCATGGAGCCGGAGCCATATACCCCCAACCGGGAGTGTGCGCTCATTCACATTTTTTGGCTGAGTTGACACAATACGTTGCTCCACAGGCCGCATCAGGAGCGGCGCGGTATACGCGGCAAAAGGACATTTATTGCCCGTTTAACAATCGTTGATGTATAATATTAACAAGCCTTGTGACCGACGCATTTTAAGGCCATCTGAGGCACTTTCGGGGGTTGACTGGTACTACACCCTACCCCAATTCGAGATATACAAATGTCGGGCGAATGATGCTTTTTCGTCGACCAATCGGCGTTATTCTTCGACGACGGCGTTTAAAATGTCAAATTTTAAGCCAAAATAGGTTTCGTTGTGATTTTAGTCTGGCGTATACCCTGATTCGTCGTGCCTATTCGACTATTCGTCTAAAAGTTGCATTTCGGCTTGTTTTTGTGGATTGGGCGTTGTAGTGGCGTGCGCGTGGTTCCTGTATATGCAGGGTGCGCCCCTGACCGGGCGGAGAGGCAAATGCAAAAATCTGTTAACGACAGAATAAAACAGACCTGACTGGCGTCTATAGAGCAGAGCGGACAACAAACCCCCCCGCCGAAAACAATACACATTATGGAGCAAGTCACTGCCCAACTCAAGCTCGCCACCAAGGCTACCGAAGCTCTCAAGAGCGTCAACATCGCAGACGACAACGTCACGTCCATCACCTTCGGTCAGTACGACACCTCAGTCCAACTCAAGGCTTGCCCCGAAGCCTACTCCTTCGTCAACGTGATGCAAGCCAAGCTCAAGCTCCGGATGCAGAACCAGCACGTCCACTCGTCCGGCACCTACGACTTCGTGATGACCCACTACAAGACGTCGACGCAGTTGGCGCTGACTATCACCATCGGCACCCCCGTCAAGAAGTGAACCCCAACCCAAACCCCAACACCCTCAGAGACATGAGCATGAAAAGCCCTCACCTCCGCGTTGTCAACGCCACCTACACCGTCAAGACCATCAGCAATGTGGTCCTCACCTCCGGACAAGTCCTCGACAAAGCCAAGAACGTCGAGATGCGAGTCACCGTCGGACTCCGAGACGAGAGCTACGGCTACTTCGAAGTCTACGACATCGCCTCGGACGGCGACCGGTTCTACGCCGAAGGCGGCCTGTGGTTCGACAAGGACCGGAAGCTGGTCGACTACGACGGGTGCGGTGAACTGCCCACCATCGTGAGCATCCTCATCCGCGACGAGATGGCGGACCTGAAGATGGACATGAGCTACGCCCTCGACGACGAGGTCGGCACCGAGAAGACGATGCTCTACGACCTGTTCGAGTACGAGGTCCCGGAGACCGGATTCCGAAGCACCGAGTACAAGGTTGCCCTCGAAGCCGCCCACGA